ATATAATTATTTCTTTCTTCAAGTGAATAGTGGAAATGAAAATAGTTCATTATTTATTCCAATGGATACCCACATTAATGAAACTTCTATTAGGAGATATGGAGTAAAACCTCACATAAAATCAGCAGATTATGCCTATTTAGCAAATTTTAAAAGCACAGGTAAGGAAGGTAAAGATTTTTATGATGTGGTGAAAGAATGGAATGATTTTCTTTATGCAATATACAACAATAATCCTTATTATGAATCAGGAACAGTTATTATAAAAGGAAACCCAGAAATAAGAGTTGGATCTAATTTAGTTATCGAATATGACAAAAAGAATAAATATTCTTATTATATAGAAGGATATACAGATACCTGGGAAATTGGAGAACAAGGAGCCCCCCACTATGTAACCACAGTAACTGTCACTAGAGGTTATAAATTATCTGATAAATCTTATATCAATTTTGAAAAAGAAGATAAAGTTATAAAAGGTGGGGTCACCTTTATTAAAAATAAAAAGGGTAAATAATGGGCAAAATTCTTCCAGATGGAACAGTTATTTCAGTTAATACAGTTCCTAAAAATAAAATTCATCATAGAAATAAATATAATGAAGTTTATAAAGGAATAATTGTAAAAGTAAATTATACTGATGATTCTGAGAATTCATCTCCGTTTATGGTTACTTATGAGGTTGAATTTATTGAAGGTTTATTAAGGGGATTAAGAAGAAAAGGGGTTGTTGATGCTACAACTCAACTCTCAGGCCCTTTTAATTTTACAGAAATAATCAGAACTCCGGCTGAAAAAACTGTCTTAGGGTTAAACCCTACAGACTTTCAAGATATCACAGAGGTAGCTATGGGGGATATCGTTTTAATAGCTTTTAAAAATGGAGATTTAGAAAAACCAGAAATTATTGGATGTTCATTTAATAGGTTATTCTCAAAGGGGGCAACCAAAGAAGATGGTATAAGAATACTTAGTGAATTCAACGGGGTTGAGTGGAATATAAATAAAGATGGTGAATTAATAATTACATACAGAGGAGGTCAGAGACAAGTCCCTAAATTTGGAACAATATATCAAACAGAAAGACCAGATACAGCTCCTACAGAAATTAAGATAAATAAGGATGGTGTATTTTCATTAATAGATAAAGAAAATCAAGAACTTAAAGTAGATAGAGTAAACAAAAAAATAACTATTGAACAATCCACAGGAACTCTACCAGACGAAGGAAGTGCTTCTTCTGGAGATTCTAAGTTGGTGAATTCATTAGAGTTTGATAAAGAGGGTAAAAAAATAACAACTTTAATTCAATCTGATGATAAGGATGCAATTAAAGTTGAGCTTGATGGTACTGCTACAAAATCAACAAGAACAGTTGGTCCAGAAAGTGAAGTTATAGAAGAGATTGATGGTGCAGCTGAAAAAATGACATTGACCTTTAAATCCGGTTTAGTCATTACTGTAGACGGAGCTGGAGATAAAGTAGAGATAGTTACTACTGGTGGAGCTAAACTAAGTGTAGACGGAACAGGAGACGCAATAGAAGCTGAAGATAGTGCTGGTGGTAAATTAAAAATATCAGCTGGAAAAGTTGGTTTGGGTGCCCCATCTGCAGAATTATTAGATCAATTTTCTCAGAGTTTAGAAAAAACAGCCACTTGGGCAACTAGTACTGGAGCAGTACATACCCATACTGGGAATTTAGGCTATCCAACAGCACCCACAGATTTATCGGCTCAATATATACAGTTAGGTACAGATTTATTAGCTATTAAAGCATTAATTGATGCTATAAAAGGTGGAATATAATGGCAATGGATGCAGCAGATTTTGCTCAATATGTACACGATGAGATGGCATTTCCAGATAGTCCTAGTGATATATTAAAAGGATGGTGTCAAGCTATTATGGATGAATTATTAACAAATGCTGTTGTTGCTAATGCCCCTGGGACGATTACAGGACAAGCTCCCCCATCTGGTGGAAGTTTATTGAACGGGGAAGGAAGTGATGGATTAATAGCAGATTTAGATGAAGCAAATTTAGCTGATAATATAGCTGCGAATACAGGGAAACCAAAAACAGCAGATGTTGAAAATTTTGCTGCTGCTATTACAGAACATATAATGACATTAGGAAGGGTAGTGTTTGCTTCTGGAAATATAACCGGGGTTTGTACAAATACTCCTCCACCACCCCCACCGGGGTTGCCTGGGACATTTACTGGAAGTGGGAGTGATGGAGAGGTACAAGATTTAGATGGTCCTACATTAGCTCTTTTAGTTAAAGATAAAGTAGGGTACCCTTCAGTAACTCCAGAATTAGAAACATATTGTACAGCTATTGTAGATTATATTATGGACAATGCTGAAGTAACTTATACATTATGCACAGGAACAGCTCCCGCGGGAGGAGGAGATATTATAGCAGGAACGGCTGCCGCAGGGATTATATTATAATGAAATAATATTATAATGATATAAAAGGAGTAAAAGTGGCTTTTTTAGATTCAATTACAAATCAAATACAGGGAATCATCAATGTTTTTACTGGTGGTAGTACTCAGTATGCTGTCAGGAAAAATGGATTTGGCGCTCTGATTAATGAGATAGAACCAAGCAAATGGAATCAAAACCTTCCCTATAGCTTTCAAGTAGAAGATGGGGATAGGATAAATGCTCTAAGAGATTTCAGAAATTTATATAACGAACAAAGAGAAAGAGGCGGAAATGAGGGAATTGAATCTGTATTTGGATCTTTGACATCTGCTCTTATGAGTATGACGGATATAGGTAAAAAACTTAGTGGTATTAATAAAAGAACAGAACAAACTGATAGAAAACACTTTAGTGAATTAACCTTACAAATAAATCCTTCAGAATTACAACAAGATGAAAATTTTGCTGTTAATATAACCCCAACTCAAGATGGTACAGTTGTTGAACATAATGGTATTGTTTTCAAAGACTTAACTATAAGTGGAACTACAGGGGTATTTCCTCTAAGGGGTGCTAGTGGGGTAATTAAGAGTTTTAGCGGTGGAAGACCAATTACAGCAGCAAATCCTGATGCTAAATCCGGATATGAGCATTTCCAAGAAATTAGGAATTATTTTAAAGCTTATGCGGAAGCTAAAAGAAAAGCTAAAAATAGAAGTTTAGTTCTTTTATTCAAAAATAGAAAAGATAATGAGACTTTAATAGTTGAGCCTTTAAAATTTTCTATGAAGAAAAGTGCTTCTAGTCCTTTTCTATATAATTATACTATTCAAATGAAAGTGCTAAAAGCTATTGAACCCATTCCAGATAGAGAAGGCCCATTTAGTTTTTTAAAGAAAATAGAAGAAGTATCTCAAACAGTTAAAGATAAATTAGATACCGCTAGAGGGGTATTATTACAATCTCAGTCTCTATTAAAAACTATTGAATCAGAAATTGATACTGTATTTTTCGAACCCTTTAGAAAATTTTCTATGGTACTAAATGATACAGTAGGATTAGCTCAAACATTAGCTGATTTACCGGGAAATATAAAAAATAACTTTAATCAATCAGTTATAGCTGCTTTTAATAATGCTACTTCATTATTACCTAGGATTTCTGGAGTTATGGGGTTAGTTCCTAATATACAAAAGAATAAAGCCCTATCTAGTGCCCAAAGCATGTCTCCAACTGAAATTCAAAATCAAACTTCTATGATAGCAGATGATATAGTTATGACACAGCTGGATGCTGAAGAAACAGTGACCCCGGATTTACAAGCTCAAATAGATGAAGAGGTTGAAAGAGTTAACCAACTTCCTAGATCTTTTTATGAAGATTTATTAGAAACAACAAATAAATTAAGAGATGATGCTGCTGAGAAGTTTAATTTAAATACAGATGAATATAATACTTATGCTGGAAGAGTTAATACTTTTGACGTTGCTTCTTTTAAACAACCTACAAACGAAGAGATACTAATTCTTTATGGATTAGATCAAGCAGCTGGAGCATTGGAATTATTTTTAACTACAGATACTGTATCGGAAAGTTTGGAAGAGAAAGCAACTAATGCAGAAGAAAGATTTAGAAATAATGTTTCTATTACAAATTCCAGTTCTGCTTATGAAGTAATTATTGAATATAAACAAACACTTGAAGATATAGCAACTATAGAATTAGGATCTCCAAATTATTGGCCTGATTTAGCTATTCTAAATAATTTAAAACCTCCCTATATACAAGAGGAAGAAACTGATGATCCTAGAATTAAAAATTATGGGGATGTTTTATTGGTTCCTTCCGAAGATGATTCTTTTTCTGGGGGGACTATAGATTTGAAAGATACCAAAATTAATAAGAATCTCAATAACTTACAAAAACAAATGGGTATTGATGTTAAACTAACTGAGAATTATGATTTTAGTTTTAATAATATTGGTGATGTTAATTTGATAGCTGGTGCGGAGAATGCAGGTCAAGCTATTGTGATTAAGTTGACATTAGAAAAAGGAGATCTTAGATACCATCCAGAATTAGGATTAGATACTGAAGTAGGTGAAAAACTTAAAGATCCCCTATTATTAAAAGATCAGATTATTAAATCATTACAACAGGATCCAAGATTTGAAGAAGTTAAAAATGTTAACTTTAGAGTGGATGGGAATACAGTATATATAGATATGGAAATAAAATTAAAAGATTCGGCTGTGCCAATTACAATTACGATATAAAGATAAAAGGAGAAAATAATGTTTGTTCTTCGTAGTTTTCAAGAAATTATTTCGGATATGTTAGCAAAATTCATAGCTAATTCATCTGTTACTGACTTAAATAAAGGATCAGTTATAACTACCTTTTTAGAAGCTGCAGCAACGGAGGATTTTCGTCAATATTTTGCTATGTTAGATATTATTAATAATTATTCATTAAACACAACAGAAGGTGAAGAATTAGATAGCAGAGCTGCAGAATATGGTATAACTAGAAGTGCTGCTAGTAAAGCTTCTGGTGTTGTTACCATTAGTGATGATTCTTTTGAGAAAATATCTTCTAGAATTCATGCAGGATTAGCTGGTCCATTAGCGGGACAAAATGTTATATATGTTGATGATGCTAGTAATTTTCCCGCAACCGGAACTATTATTATTGGTAGAGGAAATGCTAATGTTGAAACTGTTAATTATAATAGTATTGTAGTTGGAAGTATTTATGATACTATTAATTTAGCATCTAATTTAGCAAATGATCATGCAGTAAATGAATCAGTTATTTTATCTCAAGGTGGAGATAGAGAAATTCCAGCAGGAACAATAGTTAAAATACCAGCAACAGATTTCTCAGAAGAGGTTAGTTATAGTGTTGATAGTCTTCAGATTTTACTAGACGGAGAAACAGAATTAGAGAATGTTCCTGTGTCTGCTTTAGAAGAGGGAACAGCTGCAAATGCTCCGGTTGGAGCTATTAATACTTTTGATAGTGAGCCATTTTCCGGTGCTGAAGTAAGCAATCCTTTTGCTTTTATTAATGGAACAGATGGAGAAACAGATAATGAATTAAGAGACAGAATTAAAGATACAATTCAATCACTTAGCAAAGGAACAACTAGATCTATTTTAAATAGTGTTGTTGGAATTGTTGATCCAGATACCAATAAGCGTGTAACATCTGCTAATTTAATAGACAGTATTGATCCTACTGATATTGCTAGATTATACATTGATGATGGAACTGGATTTGAAGCTGATTTTGATGCTCAAGGATTTGAAGAAATATTAAGAAGATCTACAGGCGGAGAACAATTTTTACAGATTGATCAATTTCCAGTTGTAAAAGCTAATGTTATAACAATTAATCAAGAGCCTTTTAATATAGAAAATAACATGACTTTAACCTATGAAATCAATGGAATAGAAGAACAGGTTATTTTTGCAAATACTGATTTTGATATTTCAGGATCTGGTACTGCTAATGAGGTTGTTGCTGCAATAAATAATAAAGCTTCATTAATCGAAGCAAGAACTTATGGTGGTGGGACTTATGTTGAGATTAGATCTAGAACAAACACCAATGAAGTCATACAGGTAACTGGTGGAACTGCTAATGCAGTTAATATTTTGAATTTTCCTATAGTACCAATTGAGACTCTTTATCTATATAATTTTGATGAAGACGAATTAACTTTATTAAGTAAAGACGGAACAACAGCAGTTTCTGAATGTGATTCTGTAGCTCCTTATGATTTCTCTGTTGGAGTGACTGACTTAAATATAAATGTTGATGGAGAAACAGAAATAGATGGAAGAGAAGCTGATGCTGGATCTTCTGGAACTACTTTAATTGATGCTGGAATAGATCAATTTTATCCATCTACAGGTATGATGGTTGGCAAATATATTAAGTTCACAACAGGAAATAATATTGGACAATCAGTTAAAATCGTTAGTTATGATTCTGGAACCACTACTATTATTGTTGAAGGTGGGGTATTAAGTAATTCAATTGATCCAGGTGATTTATATTCAATATTAAAAGTAACTCGTATAATTTTCAACAATTTATCTAATGAGGATTTTTTAACTCCTTCTTCAGCGACAGCAGAGGAAGTTGTTAATGTTATAAATAGACAACTACAAGATGTAGCCTATTTAGCAAGTAATAATACTAAAATTCAACTGATATCAAAAATTGAAAATTCAGCTTCATCTAAAATATTTGTTTTAGGTGGAACTGCCAATACTATTCTTCAATTCCCAGAATCAGAGATTTCTGGTAAAGATAGAGATTATATTTTAAATAGGTTTAACGGTCAAATAGAATTGTCTACTCCTTTAACTTCTGGGAACCAAGTAACAGCAGGATCAGATTATACTAGAGCCTTTATCACAAGTATTTTACCTCAGCTTTATAATCTTTCAGATGGAGAGACTTTACTAATTAAAGTAGATCAAGGGGTTGCCCAAACTATTACTTTCCTAAATGCAGATTTTTCTGATATAGGCAATGCTTTAGCCTCTGAAGTTGTTACAGTTATTAATAGAGATACTTTAGGTATTTTTGCGGAAGTTAGTGAAGACAATAGAATCCGAATTAGAACAAACACTTATGATCCTGATTATTCTTATATAGAAATAACAGGGGGGACTGCTAATACTGTTTTAGGATTTGAAGAGAATAGTGAAAAATCAGCTTTGACCCCTCATAAGGCATTTTTAATTAGTCAAAATTCTAGTGATTATAATTTTGTTGAAGAAGATACTTTAGTTGTTGTTTTAGATCAAGATGCCCAAAATAAAACTTTTAATGTAGTTATGGATTTAGACGGTACTGTAACAAATCCAGGATCAAATCCTAATACTCAATTTACAGCAACAATAACTGATACTGGTCAACAATTTGCTGCGAGATTTTTAAATGATGAGGATCTCGAAAATTTTAAAGTTATTTGGAAATCTACAGTAGGTGGAAATAATGGACAAATAAGAACAGTTCAATCTTATAATGCTACCACTAATTTATTTACATTAGATTCTGCACTCCCAGGATTAATTATGCCCGGGGATGCTTTTATTGTATTACCAGTTACAGCAACGAATGTAGCTACTTATATGAGTAACACTGTAGTAAGTACAATTAGTAGTTTAGCAAGTGTAGAACCTGTTGTAAATAGTACTAAAGTTCAGATTACAACTATAGAAGATGGTAGTGATGGGGCAGTTAATGTTCCAGGTGGAACAGGAAATGGATTAGAAGATATATTAACTCAGGATAGTGGAGTTCAATCTGTCAATGTTGAGAGTTCTTTATTTAAAGTCGGAATGACTGTTATTGTTTCTGATAGTTTAGGAGCTTCGACTCAAAGAAGTATAGTAACAATTAATATAGATACTCCGACAGAAGATATTTATGAATTAGTATTAGATGGAGCCGCTGATTTAGATGCTTATACCGTAGCTAGAGATGCTAAAGTAACAAGACAAGAGGTTCTAGACTTTTCTGAGACTCCCTCTGTTGGTGTTGATGGATATAAATATTTCACAGGATTATTAAAAAGAGTTCAAAATACAGTTGATGGATTAGATACTGATCCAACTACTTATCCAGGAATTAGGGCTTCTGGGGTCCAAGTTGAAGTTTTAGCACCTACAGTTGAAAATGTAGAATTCATAATTGATGTTGATTTAAGAGAAGGTATCAATATTTCTCAAGTATCTGATGGAGTTAAGAGCTCTGTTAGTTCTTATGTTAATGGTTTAGGGGTTGGAGAAGATGTTATTTTAACTGAAATAGTTGAGAGAGTTATGGGAATTGATGGAATTAAGGATGTAAGAATCACATCCCCAGAAGATAATGTATCAATAGCTGATTCAGAAATAGCTCGTGTATCGGAAAATGACATCGTAGTTGTATGTAGAAATAAAAATGATTTATTAAAGAAATATAATAAAATTTGGTTTGTCTGCAAAAATTGTAATAAAAAATTTATTCCTGCCCAAGCTTCAAATACATCTTATTGCACCCTTAAATGTTCTAGTTTAGATCCTAATAGAACTTCTAAAATAAAAGGAACATTAAAAAATGTTATAAATTCCAGAAAGGATGAGCAAAAAAAGAAAATATCTGAGAAAATTAGGGTTAAAATTAATGAATTTTTAAAAATTAATAAGAATGAGTGGTTGGAAGCTAGATATAAAACATTAAAAGAAAATCAAAAAAATGGAAAATATAAATATAGTGGTATATTTATGAAATCTAATTGGGAAATTGGTTTAGCTAAAATGTTAGATTCATATGGCATTAAATGGGAATATGAGCCTAAAATTTTTCATTTAAAAGAGATTAGAAAATCTTATATTATTGATTTTTATTTACCTCAATTTGATTTATATTTAGAGGTCAAAGGGTGGATGGACGATTTAAGTAAATCTAAAATTAAAACATTCAAAAAAGAATATCCTAATGAAAATATTGAGATATTAATGGAAGATGAATTAAGAGAATTGGGGGTTTTATAATGAGTGATAGTTATGATAGAAAATTAGAACGTTATTCGAAAATTATACCTCCAATGTATAAGCCGATGGTTAATGAGTTTGTTACAGCTTTATTAAAAGCTTGGGCAGAAAGTGATTCTCAAATAGAATTAGATGTTCAAGAAGCTAAAAATCAAATATTTGTAAATGCTGCTGAAGGAAATTATTTAGATGCTTTAGGTGATAATGTTGGAGTTGCTAGACCTCAAGGAATTAATCTTGATGAAGTTAAATATAGAGAATTAATACCTATTTTAAGCTTTCATCCTAAACAAATTAGAAAAACCTTTTATGATATTCTTGATGTTTTTTGGGGACCTCTATATAGCAGAGCTAATATTACAGCACAATCAAATGATACTTATAATCTAGGGGCTGTAACTAATTTGACTGGAACTGTTACTTTTGAGAATGGAAAATTACAAGCTACGGGATCTGGAACAAGTTTTACGACTCAGCTTCAAGAGGGCGATTATGTCAAATATATTGATCATGATAAAGAAGTCTTCGTAAGAGTTTCTGCAGTAGTTGATAATGAAACTCTATTTTTATCAACAAAATATACTGGAGGGGTAGAGGGTCAAATAGTGAGTGGTGTAGCAAATAGATACATCCCAAGGCAATTAGTTATAAAAGTTGATAATATAGATGAAACATTTCAAGTATTTATAGAACCTCATGAGATTGAAAATACACAAGCTGCTACAGCAGAAGAAGTTGCTGCCTCTATTAATTCTGTAAAGAGTGTTCAGGATATTATTACTGCTAGCGTTATAGAAGATCCGATTAATAAATTATATTATCTAAATCTCAGAACTAATACTCCGGGATTACTTGGTGCTATTCACATTCAAGGTGGAGATGCGAATCCATTTGCTTTTTTCAATCTTAATGGATTAGAAAATGCAGTTAGAGTAGTTAATATAGATGCTATTCAATTTGATGTGGGAGATGAGGTAATTATTATAGATGATAATCAACCTATGATTAAAAGGACAATTTTAGAAATAAATACAGATGATCCAGAAGCAGGAACTACATCTATTATAGTTGGTTCTAATTTTGCTTTAGATGGATCCGGAAATAACATATATACCACTGCTGATTATTTCAGTGTTGGAGATATAGTTATAATAGAAGATACAGACACTGCGGCAACTGAGAGGACAATTGTTACTATAAACTCTGATACTCCTAGTGCAGGGATTTATGAAATTGTTGTTGACGGAGCATCAGACATGATCAATTATACTACTGCAAATGACGCTAATGTCAAAATTAAAAATGAGCTCAGTAGTTATAGTGAATCTAAAGAAGCTAATATCTATTTAGATGAAACATTCGGATTCAAGGAGTTAGAATATAATATTTCTAAGCTAAGTCAATCTACTGTAATATTTGAAACTAATCCTAGAGAAACAATTATAAGAATACCAGCCTCAGTTCCAGCCTTAAGAAGAAGTCTTAAAGGATCTCTTCATGTTAAAGGATCTTATAGCGGAGATGTTGTTTCTATTGATAATATTAATAAAAGAGTTACAGTTGATTTTGATTATTCTGTTGTAGAAAATTTACATGAAGGAAATAAATTTGCACAAAATCTCGAAGAATTTGAAGTAATTACCAATACAGAAGGTCAAACAGGTGTAGTTTTACAATTTGATTTATCTGTTGATTTAAGTAATTTAAATACCGATGATGGATTCTCCATGATTGATGAGGATTATATCGGAGCATTTATATTTGACCCAGATAATGCGTCTTACACTGTTCATCAGGAAAGATGTGTTTTAGATCAAGATATAGTAAAAGGGAATGTCTATACTGCTGTATCAGTAGAAGATGCAAGTAGATTACCAACAGATTCAGGGCATGTTATGTTCGATTTTGGTAAACAAAATGAAGAGCAACCTATTATATATCTTGGGAGAATTAGTAATACAGGTATTAGAATTAATCCAGCTTATACGTTTCAAAAGAACCATAGTGCTGGAGAAATGATTAATATGATTACTCTTTCTTCAACTACTCCAGCTAAAGATGGGGTAGATTATGCTGCTTTCTCGACTGGTATTGAAGAAGCCAGACAAGCAGTACAGGACATTATTGAATCGGCGAAAGCTGCAGGTGTATTCTTAAGGTTTATAATTACTTATCCTGATTATAATTTCGAATTTTGTCAAGATAGGCAGGATTAATTTATTGTAGGAATGAATTATAATAATATTTAAGCTTTAGCTTAATCATACGAAAATAAAAGGAGAAACAAGTGACCAAAATATGCTCTACATGCAAACAACTTAAATCCTTTGAAAAATTCAATAAACATAAAACAACAAAAGGTGGCTATAGAAATGAATGTAAAGAGTGTAAGAAAAAAAGAGACAAAATCTATTACCAAAAAAATAAAGAAAAAATATTATCTTATCAAAAAGAATATACTGAAGACAACAAAGATAATATTAAAAAATATAAATTAAGAATAAAAGACAAAATAGCCCAATATAATGCAGAATATAATAAGAAAAATCAAAGGGTTATAAAAGAATATAATAAAAAAAATAAAAATAGAACTAAAAAATGGGCAAATAAAAAATATCATTCGGATCCTACATTTAGATTAAGATCTGTCCTTAGATCTAGACTATATCAAGCTATTAAAACAGGAATTAAAAAAGGGTCTGCGGTAAAAGATTTGGGTTGTTCTGTTTCTTATTTAAAATCTTATTTAGAATCTAAATTTTATTTTAACCCCAAAACTGGAGAAGAAATGTCTTGGGAAAATTGGGGAAGAGGTTCGGGTAAATGGCAAATAGACCATATAGTTGAGTTTAGACAAATAGATTTAAAAGATGAGAAAGAATTGAAAAAAGTATTAAATTATAACAATTTGCAACCTTTGTGGTATTGTGATCATCTCGAGAAAAATAATAAGATCAATAGATTATCAGATAATATAATCGGAGAATAAATATGGCAGTTTTACAAAACGTCAATTTCCTCAGTAATGAGCGTTTAGATCTACCCGATCTAAAAAACATTGAAACATTTGTTAGTGAAGATATAAGACAAATATTTGAAAAGCTTATCAATAATAAAGCTAGATCATTAGTAATCACAGGATTTCAAATTTATCAAGATGAAGATACATTAAATGACAACCCTTCCGCAAGCCCGGTATATGTAAAAGTTGAAGATTCAGTTATGTTACATACACTTAGAAGCTTGGGAAGTACTTTCTTTGTAGGCCCAGTAGATGAAGAACCTATTCAGGTTACATTAAATCCTGGAGCTACTAATTATCTAGAATTAGAATTAAGTGAAACAACTGGGGCTGCTGATACTAGGGCATTCTGGGATCCAGAAGCAAATAGTGGCCAAGGCCTTGAATTTACACAGATAGTTGATACTGCTACATTTTTAACTTCCAATGTTTCTGTAAATACCGTTTCTTTTACTGGTGGGGATAAAGTTCCACTAGCTGAAATCGTAGTAGACGGAGCTGGATCAGTTGTCTCTTTAACAGACAGAAGAAATATGCTATTTAGATTGGGAATAGGGTTCCCATATAATAAAGATTATGATTATGCTTGGGACTCTAGATCAGAACCAAATCCCGACAGAAAAGTTGATTCTTTAGCATTCACGGGTGGTGATAAACAAATAGATGATCTTTATTCTTGGATGCAAGCAGTAATGACATCTATTAAAGAAGTTCAAGGGTCTCCATTTTGGTTTTCAGGTGGAACTTCTTCAATAACAAATCTTAACTTGTTGAATTTATTCTTCGATGCCGTAGGATCTGTTATTACAGGAACAGGAACTTGGGAACATAATGCGTCTTTTGCTGGAAAATTAACTTGGTCTTCTGATGTTTATTTGAGATCAACAATTAGTGATTTATATTATAAAATACCAACTGGATCTGCTGATTTAGCGGATGGGCAAGTTGCTTATATAGACCTTATTAGATACATAGATTTATCTACTGTAAACTATGCATTTACTAATGGAAATACTTCAGTTACTGCACCTTCTGGTGGTTTTTCATCTTTAGTCGTTGGAGATTGGATAAAAGCTAAATCAGACAATTTTGCGACTTGGAGAAGAATTGAATCCTTTAATACAGGAAATCCAGTAACAGCAACAGCTATAGTATTAGACAAAAATTATTCAGGATCAACTATATCAGAATCAGCAGTATATTGTCAAGGAGAATATTCTGTAGTAGTTTCTGATCCAGAGTCGATTCCAGCTGATGCTAATATATATTGGGTAGCAAAAAGAGATGATGGTGGAGACGTTTTACCTAAACTATTTTTAAGAGGAATGGCAGAACTTGAGCAAGGTGAAGAAAGACAAATAAATGACAATAGTACAGAAGAGATTCTTCAATTTATTGGATCTCCTAGTGAAAAAACCTCAACACCTCCATATACACAAGTTCCAGATCCTAGTTTACCTTTCCAATACTCTACAAGTGATTCTTTAACAAAAGCAGTATCTACAAATGCTGGAAATATAAATTCAATAGTTGAACAACTTCAAAAGCCATATTATGAACCAATGGATGTTATTACAATACCACCTACAACTGATAATGAAATTCAAGGCCCTGTTATTTCAGGAGCTTTAATTACATTGCCTAAAGATAGTAGAGATGCAGATGTCCAAAAATATTATTTAGTTGGAAATGGTGCTTTAATGGTATTTCTTAATGGACAACATTTAAGATATGGAATTGATTATGATGAAGTTGGAACTTTTAACACATTAAGTACACAGATTGAAATCTTACAAGATCTTCCAGTTGGAGATGCTCTAGAATTTAGGATGTTAACTCCTGAATTATTTGGTGGTCCTACTCCAATTGCACCTCAACCATATTTTGTCAATTATTTAGACGGACAAACAATACAGAATATAAATGTAGGAGATCTTTATAATTTAGGAACTAATAAATTAGATGTTTATAGAAATGGAAGACAATTATTTAATAATGGATCTTTAGGTCTTCCAGTGGATAGATATTTAGAATTAACTACTTCTACAATCGAATTAGGACAAATTGCAGTTGCAAGTGATTTATTTTCATTTATAAATGAAGATGTAGATCCAGCTTTTAAAGTAATAAGAACTGGAATAAGTGGTGTAACATTAGCTGTCCCTGAATATGATATGGGAACAGGTAAATTAAGAGTTTATAGAAATGGTATTTTGATGAGTACTTCCGGATCTGGAGGTTTAATAACAAAATACACAGAAGCCACTTCAACTACTATCACTTTAGAGGTAGCAGCTACCCCGTCTGATATATTTATAATTCAGGAAATGGGAGTAGATCCATCATTCAGAGAAGAGGTTACAGGGGCTACAGGGTTCACAATCAATTTAATTAATTCATATACAATGGGTGATGAGAAATTGTTAGTATATAGAAATGGAGTTTTACTATTAAACTCATTAACTTTAGGTGATCAAATTGACCGCTATCAGGAATTGTCAACTACTTCAGTTCAGTTAGAAGTAACTGCTGTTGCGACAGATGTTTTTACATTTATTAGGAAAGCATAATGAATAATTTTTGTGTATACAAGCATATTAGATTAGATAAAAATATTCCATTTTATGTTGGGAAGGGGGTCCCTCAAAGACCCCAGCAAAGATCTGGTAGAAATAAGTATTGGAAAAAGGAGAAGCTTGTAAAAAAGAAAAAGAATTCATTAAGTTATATAAATCTAAAGGTTGGTGTGAAGCTAATTTGGCTGAAGGTGGTGTTGGGGGATCTACTAATTTGGGTAAGAAATTTTCTTTAGAAACTAAAGAAAAAATGGCAAAAGCCCAAATAGGAAAAAAATCGTCTGATCAGACGAGGTTAAAGATGTCATTAGCCCATGGGGGAAAATCTTTTCTAGTTTGGGAGGCAATTATTCTTCAAAAGGCAACCACAAATAAACCTGCAAAATATAAAAAGGGAAAATTTATGGGGGAATGGGTGAACCAAAGCGAATGTGCTAGGGATTTAAATATTAAACAAGGCTATGTTAGTCTATGTCTAAAAAATAAACAAAAAAGTCACAAAGGCTTTATATTCAAGTATAAAGGAGTTAAATAATGTCACCTTTAAAGAAAAACCAAATCGAAGATGCACCAGAGGTAATGACCGAGAGTGCTAAACCTTCTACAGGAGCTAGTCAAGGAGCTTATTATACAAAACAAGTTGGTGGAATTACTGAAGCATTTTATGTAGATAGTGATGGGACAGAAATTCAGCTAACTAGTAATGGACAAGCTCTTGGTAGTGGGGGTGGAGGAGGAAATCCTCTAGAAGCTAAAGACGAAGGAAGCTCTGTTGACACAGATGTCAAAGAGATGGATTTTGTTGGAGCTGGAGTAACAGCTACACAAACAGCTTCAGGGATAGTTGAAATAAATATTCCTGGGGGATCTGGATTATCATTAGGAGAAACAGATAGTACAGCTTATCGTGGAGATAGAGGAAAAATAGCTTATGATCATAGTCAAGTTTCACATGCTCCTTCAGATGCACAGAAAAATAGTGATATTATAAAATCTGAAATAGAAGCCGTTTTAACTGGAATTATTTCATCCCATAGTCATGCCGCAAGCGGTGGAGATTTAGTTTCTACTAATAATTTAAGTGATGTAGCTAATGCTGCAACATCATTAAGTAATTTAAGTGGTTTAGATAAAACAGATATAGTTTCTCAAGTAGAAGCAGAAGCTGGAACAGCAACAACTGCAAGAGCTTGGACAGCTCAAAGAGTTTCTCAAGCAATAGCTGCTTTAGCAGGTAGTGGCGGGGGAGATCTATTAGCCGCAAATAATTTAAGTGATGTAGCTAACGCCGCAGCTTCATTAGGTAATTTAAATGGTGTTTCTGTTACTACATTTAATAGTCATACAACACCTCATGCACCTGATAATGCAGAACAAAATGCTACTCAAATTTCAAGTGGAGAAAAAACAGCAGGAACTGAAACGGCTCTTAGATCATTTTCACCTAAAGATGTTGCTGATATGGCAGGAACTCATGGTGGAGGTGGTGGATCTAGCGTAGATGAATTTAGATTCACATTACCAGCAGCTGCTAGTTTAGCTGCTAGAATTGCTGCTTCTACAAATTTACCAGCAGGCTGGACAATACAAGATGCATCCGCAGCAGGTGAAGCTCAATTTGGATCTGATGCTGATACATTAGTTATGGAGTGGGATGGTGGATTAGGAACAAAAATAGCCCAAGAAATAACAGTTTTTATGAAAACAACAGGGGGTCCTTCAGCAGTTCAAGGTGTTCAGAAATTTGATTTGACAGCAGCAGGAAAGCAGAAGACAAATACAGCAGAAACAAAGGCAGCAGTTTATACAGCTGGAATTGGAGTTGATGCTTTAAAAGACTTATATGTATTTATTAAGTTAATCTAATAGGAGAAATAGATGTTAGCTCAAAATATATTTATATTTACTCCTGCCTCTAGTGGTGGTGGAATTTATACAGCAGATCTATATTTTCAAGATCCTTCTATTCCTCAATATGTTAATCTTGGTGATTATATACAGGATACAGCAGGAAATGAATATGAAATTATAGCACCCTCTTCTATTCCTTTTTCGGAAGGAGGGACAGCTACTTTACAATATATTACTTCAGATGTTTTGCCTGTGGGAGATACTGATTATAATTCAACAATTTACACACCTGGACAAGTAGATGTTAGACCCCCTATGCAAACAGCTGGATCACTTGCTACTCCGAGTTTATATGATGCAACTAACTATGAATACAACGTGTTAGCAGGTTGGACAGATCCCGGGGAAGCTGCAAAAGCCGATGTTGGGGATAGAGTCGTTGATTCAGGGGGTAAAGAATTTGAGATTACTTATATAGATCCTTCTAATAGATTCAACGTGCTATGTAGGGTTAAGGAAGTCCACAAGGAAGCTCAAGAGCCTCTAGTGGGTGAAGCAACAATGTATACATCAACACCAAATAGTGATTTCTTTCAGGGAACTGAAATGCAGGATCCTCCAAGAAATGTTGTTCAAAATAGAGATAGATTCTCATATGATATTAAATTCAAAGAGTTAGAAGATGCTATTGCAGCCGGAGGAAGTGGATCAGTAACAGAATCTGCAGTAACAAATAATTCTGGTGGAACCTTATTAGCTTTGACACCAGTTAGATCTGATAGTGTTAAAGGGATGGATAGTGTTGATGTAGCTATAGAAGCTGAAATAAAAGCTATTTTAGGAGTATTAAAGGCTGATACTAATAATGGAGTTCAAGGAACAATAGTTAATAATGGGAGAATAGAAAATATTACTACAGGAATTGCTGTAGATACTTCTGTGTATCTTTCAAAATCTGGTGGAATAACTAGTACTCCTCCTGATATTGGAGTTGGTGGTTTTTTAGCTGGTGATTTTGTGATTTTATTAGGAGTTATAACGACAAATGAATCTAATCCTTCTAATAAGGATTTTGTTGTTAATATTCAACTAATTGGGCAGTTATAACTAAAAGCACGGAGTGATATATTATAATAAAAAAGAGGCGGGATTATATGAATGATATAAAAAATAGACAAAGGAAAATTAATGTTGAAGATCTTACAGATGAGCAAATCGCTAATCTTGAAAAAGAAATCGGGGATAAAATAAGAAATATCGTTGATGATGCTTGTGGAGATGCTAATAAGATTCTAAACATTTATGGTTTAAAAGTATTAATGAAAATGGAGTTTAAAAAACTCGAAGAAAATTAAAGGAGTAAAAAATGGCTGATATTTCAAGACTTTCAAGATTGCTCAATGGCGTGCAAAAAGGCGTCGCCATTTCTACTAATACCTTAATTGTTGATAATCTCAAAATTAAGATGGGTAGTGGAGATGATGCAATTCACGCAACGTTCAGTGGTTCATTAACAGCCGCTAGAACAATTAGTATGCCGGATAC